ATTCCGCCCGATCCCGCAGCGCCAACCGTATAGGCCATTGTCTGGCCACCTACGACAGCGTGAGTGGTTCGTGAGTAGCCACCTGAGCCGCCACCACAACCGTTGGCGACGGCACAGCCGGTGCCAACGCCGTGTGATCCTCCGCCACCGCCTGCCCACAATTCAATGACAACATTGGCTGCCCCGGCAGGAGCCGTCTCGGTGCCCGAGCCAGCGACAGAGTAAGTGTTCGTCTGTCCCGTGAAGTTCACATAGAACTGCTTCCACACTCCACCAACATTCACCCATGCGGCTACCGCACCGTGCCACGTGCCGCCGACGTTGATCCACGGTCGAGGAACTTTCCACACGCCACCCACGTTTACATTCATGGATGGCATGAGGAATTCCTTTGATTAGTAGATTAGAATGATGTCTCCAGAGAGTCCGCCAGTGGCGGTGCCGCCTGCTTGAGAACTTATCCGTCCGCCACCAGCTGCGTTTGCATCGACACTGATGGTGTAGTACTTGGAGCGGGTATTGTCGAAGAGTGGTTTGGTAACTTGAAACAGCGTGCCGTCGTCAAAGCATGACCAGCGGGCTGCTGTCTGGAAGTAGATGCCCGTCGTCCCTGTGTTTGTCATGAAGGTGGCCCCTGTCACACCATCGTTCAACATTATTCCAGTGTAGCCACCTGTCGCCCCATTCACTTGCAATGTTCCGTAGGTCTGCCCGGTTACCGAGGCAAACTTTAGGTACTGTGTGAGAGCAGGGTTAGCTACCAGGTTAGACGCAATATTCAGCGCGTACACTGTCCCAGCTGACGCATCGAAAAATATGCGGGCGACACCGTTGGCCGCAACATACATTCCCCAGTTACCGGCGGCGGTGGTGACACCCGTGATGAGCGTTGCGCTAGCGAGTGTATAGCCAATTCCGTACATGCTTCCGAGCGTTGTAGTACCGGGCGGGTATGCAATACCTAGAGTGTAGATACATCCCGGAGAAGTAGATGTCTCGACTGAGGGATAGTTCCCTATCATGTAGCCCGTGCTAATGGCGGTGCGACCGTAAGTTCCTCCGGTAACTACGCCTGCTGCATTGATGATCACATAGTTGACCGTCTGTGCACCGTTCCGAAAGTATTGCGTGTCGCCATCATAATAGTTGTATGAGGTTCCGTTATATCCTATTCGCAGTCCTGCTGTGGTTCCTAAAGAGACGTGCAGGGACGAGTCAGGTGCCAGCAATCCAATCCCTATTCCCAGTCCGGTAGTCGTCAGCGACATTGCTGCGGAGGTTCCGTTGTTAACACACCACCGCTGAGGGCTGGGTGATCTATAGCATAAGTCTCCGGTTGCCGTGCCTGCAAATAAATTAGCAGCTACGTCAAGTCCGATGTAACTGGAAGATCCACTGTTCTGTTGGAACTGTATGCTTGATCTAGTCGCAGCTGAAGAATTTATTTGCAAGCTCTCTGGCCCAGCATTCAGCGCCAGACTGGCACCGTTAAACGCATAGGTGGAGCCATTAAAGTAGAGAAACCTGCTGCCACTGTTACCGAAGTAGATCACACCTGTTCCTGGCGTACCTGCTCGGACTGAGTAGATGTCACTAGAGCGTAGTTCACCGTTGACCGTAAGCGGCCCAACGATACTGGGGATGCCTGGGAACGAAGCGTCTTCCTGTGTGATCTCATTGAATAGAATCTCGAACCCACCAGTAGAGGCGGCTGGGCCAACGAGACCCTGCGGACCTTGCGGTCCCACTGGGCCAGGTATGGGCATCCCTTCCTCACCCTGCTCGCCGTCGAGACCGGCGATGCCGAAGGTTGAGAAGCCTTGTGCGCCTGTCAATCCAGTTAGCCCCAGCGGACCAGGAAGACCTTCTTCACCCGTGTCTCCATCAAACCCAGTCAGCCCGACTAAGCCTTGAGGACCGGGCGGACCAGTCAATCCTTGCGGACCTGGCATGCCGTCGTCGCCAGCGTCACCATCGTATCCAGCCATTCCAATGCTGCCCTGTGGGCCTTGGATGCCCTGCGGACCACTGATGGATAAACCGTCGTCGCCTTGAACACCATCGTCTCCTGGCGGGCCACGTAGCCCTATGGGGCCAGTGTCGCCCACTCGACCAGTCGGTCCCATCGGACCTTCGTCACCCGGTTCAGCTTCGGCGTAGATAATGTGCGCCGTCTGTGCAGACGTGGATGCTGATAATGCAGCTGCGGTGGCAATCGCCGCTTGGTTCGTAGCGTTCGTTTGTGCACCGATTGCGGTGGAAGCTTGCGTAGTAGCAGTCGAGGCAGACGCGGCTGCATTCGTAGCAGACGTACCAGCAGCGGTCTGTGACGCCAGTGCATTCACGGCAGACGCATTAGCTGCGTTCTGTGACACCAACGCAGCAGCAGCCGAAGCTGCCGCCGCTGTCGATGATCCACCAACGCCACTCGCCATTGCAGCAGGACTTGCTACATAGTAGACAGCGTTCAAGTAGTTGGTAAGCGGATACGTACCGTTACCAAAGTCACCGCCCGTGGCAGTCCCTGCGAGCCACACGCGCATCTGAAGCTCTCGCGTATTCCACTTGTTCACCAGATCAGTGATCTGCTGCGCGAGTGTCGCGTTCGTGATGTATGAGGTGGCCACGGGGACTCCTGTTAGGTGGTTGGGGTTGCTTCTACCTGGGCAGCTTGTTCAGCTGCGTGCTTCTGACCGACTTGTACACCTGCGAGAACATTGCGTATCGCTAGGATGGCAATGTCGGCTGCCTTGACGGCAGTCGCGGCGTCTTCACGTTCTACGAAGGCTTTGGTTAAGTTGGCGTTTAGAGCATCGATTGTGGTGGATGCGGAAACTTGGGGTTGGTTCATATGTCCTCCTCGGACGGTTGGTTAAAGACTAAGACGAAGGGTTACGATCTGGGAGTCGATCAGCTGTAGTCTAGCCACAGCGCCTGGTTGTCCGAGCGCAGCTTCTCTTACAGTACGTGCCTGAGTAGATTCCAGAATTTGGATAGCTGAGAGAGCAGCGGCTTTCGCAGACTTAAGATTGCGGGCCGCGTCAGACAATATCCATCGACGGGTTGAGACATCCCACGCACAATCCACTGAGGGATTTGGAGGGATGAATTCTACGATGGTTCCTGAGTTCATATCCACGGACTTACTCAAGTAGTCGTGAGTGCCCTCGACGCTAGAACACCCGGCTGGAATGTTTAAATATAACGAATCAGCTGGGACATTCAGTATCTGGCCAGTAAATCTTCCTGTAATCGAGTCGTAAATGGAGTGTGTTACATTCAACATTCTCTACACCTTTATTTGTTCCACTTTTAAAACTATGTTTGACAAGATGGTGGATCTTCCAGCACCAAGCGTCTCTGTGAAAGCGTAGACGTTGTACGTTATAGATCCAGACCCTCCATTGCCAATCATTCGTTCCATGCAGAAGCCGCCTCCGTCATTCGGATCAGTCGAGTTAGGATTGCGCGCAATCTGCGTGACGGTGCTAAGACCACCCGGATTAGAGGCAGTCCCACTCATTATTGAGCAGAAACAAGAGGTCTGAACCCCACTACCAACATTCATCTGGACGGAACCAGAGACTGTGACTACGTCCTGCGTGAAGAAGCCAGACGCAGGTATTACCATCGTTGCAATCAGATTGTTGGCTGTAAACGGGGAGGGAAAGGTTGTCGTAATGCTGACGTCTGCCGAATTTGCAACTGAGGTTGCAAACATATTCGTGGCAGCCGAAGCGGCGATTTGAGCCGTACCTACCGCTAAGTTACTGATCTTGGCCGTCGTGATTGCCGCATTCTGAATGACCGCATTCGTGATTACCACGTTCTGCATATACACCACACCGCCCGTCACAATGAACGGAACGATGGGAGCAGAGCCTGTGCTGCCTGGATCAACGATGCTGAACTGATTTGCAATCACCACGAATGCCGACAAGGCACCTGCGGTTGTCGCAGTCGAGGCCAGCCCGTATCCAGACACTCGTCCATTCACATCCACCTTCACGGTGTACTGTGCGGACAAGCCGTTCACAGTTGTTGCGTTGGTGGCAATGGAAGCCGTGTTGCCGTTAACTGTAGTTGTCAGGGTCGTGATTGAGGATGCGTTTGCGGAGTCGCCAGACGCTCTCGTAGATGCCTCTGTGACAATGTTGGCAGCGTTTGCGGGAATAGCGGTGTCTTGCACCACCACCCACGCGGTTCCACTCCAGCGCTTCATGATGCTACCGTTGCCGGTGTCAAGCCAAAGATCACCCACGGCTGTTGCTGTAGGAACTCCGGTTTGAGAGAAGGTGGTTGCCTTGAGGGCGGAAGATGCGGAGAGTGACGTGATGCTTGTGGCGTTGGCAGAGTCGCCGCTGATGCGTGCTGTCTGCTCAGTAACAACCGCAGCTGCGTTGTTGGCGTTGTAGGTGTCAATACCAGACAGGCGAGTCGCCAGTGAGGTAACTGAATCTACATAGGCATGTGCAGTATCTAGCACGAATGCCGTTCCCGACAGGTTGACCGCTCCTAAGAGTGTCAGCTGCGAGGCAAGAGCCGTATCACCCGCGATGCGGGATGTAGTCTCTGCGGCAATGATCGTATTGACGCCACCGACGCCCACGAGCGTATCTATGATGGCATTGATGCCGTCAACCGCGATGGCATTGTTCAGGATGGCCGTAGCGTTCTGATCAATGTCGGTGATGCGTTGGTTCAACGAAGTCACAAGGGCAGACCCAAGTACCTGGTTTGCAACTGCCGCGATCATCTCGGCGGGTGACACCGTAACTGGGCCACCGTAGCCTGCGACTTTCGTGAGGCCACCTTGTAAGCCAGCACCGTACAGGTCATTGAACTCTTGGATCAGATACAGGTTCTGTAGCGCCGCAAGGTTCAGATCGTCAGCAGTCAGCACCGCACCGTTCGTGAATGTCACGAGCGAGGTTAGCGGGGTGATGCGACGTATCTCTAGGAGTAGCCCGTTCTGCGGAGCTATGTTGAGTTGCACTGTGGTGGAACTAACGAATGACCATTGGTTGGTCCCGAGGATCACGCCACCTAAAAGTACGTTCACGTGAAGGACGTTGATGTACGGGAAGTTGATTAGATACTGTTTAGTAGCGCCATTGCCGACGTACTGCGTTCGACTGTTGGAGTTGTTCGTGATGATTGCGATCACGAACTGCTCAAGGCCAGATGCGCCGCCACCAAAGAATGTACCGGCCATGGTGACTCCCTATAAGTTCATTGTTAGAGACGGGGTGATATTGAGTGTTGCGAATGCGACCATCGTGTAGGGACCGCTGTCGAAGGTTTCAGATGCGAGCACTCGCGGTACTGCTCCGGTTGTACAGACGAACCACCCGAGGCAGGCTCCGCCGCTGTAGCCGACTGAGTTCGCGGTGAAGGTCTGGGTTACGTTGGTTGTCAGATTCACACCAGCTGCGGCTAGGGCCGAAGGTGGCAGTTGTATGGCAGCGTATCCGCCACCTGTTGGTTCCGTGAATGTACCGCGAGTGGACGTGACTGCACGTACCGGACTGATCGCGGTGAAGAGACGTAGTTCGAGATTGGTGCCACGGTCGACAGCTGTAAGACCAGCCATAACCTGAAGCATGATGAGACGACCTTCGTTGTGTAGAAATCCATTAGCCCTGATCGTCTCCTTAATAATAGAGACCCCGACAAGAGCGTCGGGGTCGGACCTACTGCTGCGGTGGTTGTACCGGAGCAGAAGGGGGGGTTGCCGTTTGGGCAGGGGCGAATAGCGAGGCGTGTTGTTGAGCCTGGGCTATCTTGAGTTGCATGAACTCGGGATGATCTCTCATGTACAGCTTTCCGCCAGTGCCGTATGCGTGGTCGATGATCTCTTGTGTGATCTTCGAGTGAAGCGCTACGCCGTTGTCGGAATTCTTGTTGCCATCAGTCCACGTAGGACTGGCGACAACATCCTTCATGTAGTCGGCAAGATTCTTGTTGCCGGGGAACATAGGAGTCTGAGTCGCATTAGTCAGCACTTCGTCGTACTGATGTGCATCAAGTGCTACGCCTGCAAGCTGACGGGGAGGAGTTTTGATCGCGACGGCGATCTTGGATAACTCTTGGTCAGTGTGGTCTTGAGACGGAGGAGCACCACCGAATGGATTGAACCACGCAGTATTACCTTCACGATGTAGTCGAGGTCTTCCCAGCACATCGCGTGCTGGAGGTAGGTCGCTCGACAGGTAAGGCAGTTGCCGCTTGGCAGCATCCCATACCCCAGCAAGACCTTCACCACCGGCGGCCCGTTCTACTGGGTCGACAGAGTTGGCAGCACCTCTTAGTAAGCCCGAGAACGGGACGAACTTAAGAACATTGGTTGCTACGAGGTCTTGCATGAGCTTGTCGGCACGTAGGCCGTTCTTCTCTGAGAGTGCTTTCATTAAGCCGTCTGCCGACTTCATAAATGACTTGTCCATCGAAGCCATACCAACTGTCTGTACACCAATGCGAATTAGCGTGGCCAGATCAGCTTCTCCTTTCGGATCGTTCGGATCGTGGAATCGATTAACAATGTCGTGGAGGTCAGCACCGATGTGTAACCACACGCCGATAGGATCGAGCCTGTCATAGCGCCACGCTCTTCCTCCGATCATTACTGAGTCTTTGGGAATGTCTGCCAGAGAGGCAGTGTTCTTAAGACCAAGCCCTGAACCGGAGTTCAATCCCTGGGATGCCAGGTTGTAACCATAGAGGGTTGCCCCTGTGCCCATGGTCATGCGTGCCAACGCCAGGTCAGTGTCTTGCGTAGTCTTCCCGTTAAGGAAGCCACCGAATGAACCGTCGGAACTTCCGAGGCTAGTTCGAACTGACTTGTTAAAGATTCCTAGTGCCGTATAGTCGACTATGGACTGCCGAAGCATGTTCATGGGTCGTTGAAAGTACGGTGCAACTAGTAACTTTACGAGCGGGTTAGCGCTTAACGCTTTGCCCACAGGTCCACCTAAGGCTGTCTGCGGTGTCTCTAAGAATGCCTGTCGATTGCCCTGCATGATAGATGCGTCGCGCATCTCCGTAGTAGGGTTCGTTCGGATCTCTTGTGACCGTTGCTGAATAAACGCATCACGCTCATCACCACGCAGGCCCTTCGTATCTGCCTCCATGGCGGATTGAGTATAAGCCCGTGCGTACAAGTCAGCCTGCGAGGCAGCACCTGTATTGAAGTGATCGATAGCGCCCATGGCTCTACCGGGATAGCGAATGACTGCACCCGTGACGTTAAGTGCCTGCGCTCCTGTGAGCTTCGGCCCTACCATCCCGTCTGTGTTTACCTGGATTGCACGGCGCATCGCCTGCCCAGTAGCACTTACGGTTGGTTCTTCCATCCACGAGAGTGACTTCACCGCCATTGGGAATGCGTCATGCAAGCCCTGTATCATGCCTTCGGTGTGAGCGATGGCTGATCGGATGGTAGCGTGTTCCGCAGTTGGGAACATGACTCCACGAACTTCACCTATGGTTCCCGCCATGAAGCGTTCCAAGGGCGAACGGAACAAGCTGACAATGTTTCCTGTCAAGTTAGCTGCGTGCGTACCAATGTTGCTGATCAGGCCGTGTTGAGCGATCTCGCGCATCCACGACCAGAAGCCACCAGAGTTACGCATGTTGTCGACTGCGTTGTTAAGTGACGCTAGATCCTTGGCACCTCTTAGATCATTCTGGAACTTTTCAAGAGCACCTGGCCCGAGAACTGTACCAACGAGGTCATCGAGGTTCGTCATCTGAACTGACGTTGAAGCTTTAGAGACTTGCAATATCCTAAGAGCACGGGCCACTTCGGACTTGTTCTGTCGCACCATGCCAACGATGGCAGCGTGCACTTCCATTTGATCATTGACAGCAAGTAGCGCGGCCTTGCCAGCAGCAGTATCTCTATTGAGGGAGTGAGCCGTCTCTAGTAGATCCTGTAGCTGACGCCCACTGGCGACTTGCATGTACTCACCGGCCATGATGTGCGGAGCTAGTCCGCCATTTTCCGTGAGGTTTGTAAAGGTACGTTGAAGATCATTGACGTTGCCACCAATGTCCTGTGCGAACTGACCGACGACTTCATCGGAGACATGTACCGGCCCGCTGGCGGCGCGTATCGCGTCACCAAAGTGGTCCGTGACTGCATTGAATAATCCCTGTAGGTTGGCTCCTTCGTGGAGTTGAGCAAACGGAATCATGTTGTGCGTGTCATCCAACATCTGTGTGATGTTGCTATACTTGCCTTCGTGCAGCTGTTGCATGAATGCTTCGAGCTTATCAGGTGCAACCTTGATTGCATTCGTTGCATACGTCTCAGGGTTGAACACCTGCGGTCCACTCGGAGCTTCGGGGGCTGCTTTGGGCGCACTGGCTGTTTCAGCTGGGGCAACCTTTGCTGCGGTGTCGGACAGAACCTTCTTCTGGATTGCAACGAAACCGGGACTGCGGTCAGCCACGGATTCAACATTGGCCAGCTTATTGTCTTTCAGCCAACCTAATAGCTTTTCCCCATACTGGTTTCCTGCGTAGGCTTTGTCGATAGCGATAGAATCAATGTGACCGCCTTCCATACGAGCCGATCCAACCAGGGTAGAACCATCCTTGAGGTCTACCCTAGTAACCATTCCGTCCTTGGAACCTTTGGTTGCTGCTGTAACTTCCGCTTGGATATTCCCTTCGAATGGATGAACTGAGGTAACAGGAGCGTTAGCCTTTTCCAGTCCGTCGGTTCGCTGCGTGCGGTCGAGCATTGATGCTCGGAAAGAATCCTCTTTCGCTGCCCATGCTTCATCTGTCATGTGGGGGGGCCGAGGAACATTGGCAAAGTTGGAGAACAGCTTATCGGTAGGAGTTCCAGGTGGCTGAGGAAACCCAGAGTTAGTCTTCCTGGCGTCTCCCTCCTTGTAGGAGAACGTGTTGTTTTGCTGTCCAGGTGACGGGGGAACCACTTTCGGCTGCTCGGGGGCAGTCGGGTGCGTGGTGTCCTGATTGTTTACCGTAGGTGGTTCGTAGGGCTTAGTCTTTGGGACAGGAGCCTCATACAGTGGTCGTCCATTCGAGGACACATTCACTGCACCGTCGGTTGGATCGTTGGCCACATCAAAGTTCTTGTTTGCCGTGATCTCTCTACCAGGCACGCTCTCGTACACCTTCTGTGCACCCGTCGACATCTGCGTGTCAGACACGAATGGCATGTCGTTGGCGTGTGCGTGGTCGATAGCATCACCAAGTAGATCTCGCGCAATGCCGTTACCACGGGCTGACGCGATGGTGTCCATGCGTATTGCACGCATCTGGCCACCTGACGGCACGGTGGTAACGTGAGCTAGAGCTTCTCCAGTAGTGGAGTCATGAGCAACAAAAGAAGTTGCATTGTCTGGAAACTCAGTTCCATCCTTCGGGTGTAGTCCTTCAGGCAACTCACTCGCAGGCATCATCGTCTTGGTATAGCCCCTGGTCGTAGAGACCACGTTCGGTTGATCGTGTGCGATCACCGTCGACGGAGCCTCTGCTACAGTCTTCGCTGTGTTGGCGATGCTGCTCATTGCACGGATACCCGTGATGGCGTGTGTGAGACCTTCTAGGGCCACGTCTCCCACGGCGCTACCGAGGGCACCTTCGATGCCGTTCTTGAGTGCACCGAGTGCAGCCGAGTCGCCCGGGTTCGTCTTTAAGAACGAGGTGACTGGATTGCGGAGTGCCGGAACAGAATTCAGGAAGTCATTAAGGTGGCCACCGTTGGGATCGAATGCGGAAGCATTAGCAATGCCGCCTACAACTGCCGTTGCGCCAATGCGTACCGGAGTGCTAACGATGCTGGCCACTTTCGCTACCCGAGAGACGGGCAGGAAGTTAGTGAGGAACTGTAGCGTGCCCTTGATGAGCTTGCCAGATCCTCCGTTAATATCAGGGGTGATAGCATCAGCGCCTGCCCGAATGGAGTCGTTGATGTCTTGAGTGCGCTGTGCGTTACGCGCTGCGGCGTCCCTCATGTTAGGGTCGCTGCTGTGACTAGAGAGTGCTTCCCAGATAGTCTGAGGTGAGTCAAGGCTGGCAAGCGTGTTGATTGAAGTAGCCAACTCCGCTATACCATGCACTGCACCGGACCAGATCGCGCCCGGAGTCTCACTCATTTGGTCGACTTGATTAGCGACCGCTTTCTGTGTGTCTTCCGGTAGCGCTGATACCCATTTACTTTTAGGAACAGGTGCAGGCTTTGCAGCGTTGTTTGCTGCAATGGTCTGTGCATATCCGGCCTGCTGAGAAGCTACGGCGTGCTCACCAACGACCCCTTGTAGATCCTGAGCATTCTGGTGCTCAGCCGATTCTAGGTCATCGATTGGATCGTTGGTGTTTGCCATGTGTCCTCTTAAGGTTTATGTAGATGAAGGAGAGTGGTGGCAGCTTTCGCGGCTTGCTCGGGAGTGATCTGGCCGCTATCGCGAAGTCGACGTAGCTGAGCGCCAGTGACGCCCGAACTGGCCAACTCTTGCTGATCGCCCCTTGCAATTACTTTGGCTCGGTCTGCGTCATCAGTTGCCAGGATGCGAGGCTTCTTCGACTCTTCCGCAAGTTCAACAGGAGGCCCTGCGTTCTTCTGCGCGGTCTGCCATGCCGTCTTGGCATCGGTGCCCTTGACGCGCTGTAGCTGGTAGTCCAGAAGTACATTGGCGTGCTGTTGGGCAGCCGCTGCATTGGTAATGTTACCCAGCATGTCTAGCCCTGGCTTGTAGCGCCCGCTTAGGTCAGCGATGTATGCCTTTGACTCTGGATCATTCTGATCAACCTTGTCGGCATCCGTCATCGTCGCAAGTCCTTTCGTAAGGAATGCTTCGAGCGGCTTGCCAGTCAGGTGTGAGTCTTGTGCAGATTGGAGCAGCTGGGCACGCGTCGTCGTTTTGCCAGATATGACGTCAGACACCATCGTGGCCGTCTGGCCATTGTCGAGTGCATCTTCTTGGCCCTGCTTCCATCGTTCGTGTTGCCAGTTGGCAGCCTTCTCAATGAAGCTTGGATCGGCACCGGCCTGCTGCGCGTAAGCGTGCAAGGCGGGTGTCATGTTTCGGCCAGATAGAATGTTGTCGAGGATGCCAGCTTCCGACTTCCGGTTAAGATCTTTCTGTGCTTTCTCGTTCATGGCGTCAGCGTGCTTGAGGAACATATCCTTCTGTTCCTGAGCCTGCTTTACGTCTTCACGGAATTGATTGACCACTTTCGGATCACCGCTTCCTTTCGGAGTGGGTGTGCCGTCAGCCCATCGGTCAGGCATGTTGGTCAGTAACTCAGGGATGCCCTTTGTCTTGGCAAGGTCTGCCAGATTCGAAAGCATAAGCGTGTTCCCTTCTGCACCTGGGTACAGCGAGCGCACGTTCTTATTGATACCTTCATAGTCGAACTTGGAAGCGTCGAACATCCCGCCACCGAGTGGCTTGCCATTGCTATCCGTGAACGGTTGCCCGGTCTGAGGATCAACGGTAGGAGTAAACGCTTTTCCGAATGCTGAGCCGGTGATGGTCTTTAGTTGACCTTGCTGATTGGAATCCGTCATCTGCTGCTGTTGCCGCTGAAAGTCTGCGTTGGCACTGTTACGAAGCTCGGCCATCTTCGGCGCGAGTGTGGCCATGGTGGCCGGGGAACTACCCGCGTAACGATCCTTGTACGTCTGGTTAAGGTAGTTGTTCTGATCAATTAGCCCCTGCTTGGAGTCAGGGTTCTGAGCGAACCCTTGATGTTCCAGCTGATGAGCGATGTCCTGTTCATCTACCGCCCACGAAGCGAGTGCATGGACGTGGTCCTGTGCATCCCTATATGATTTATAGTTGGCCGCTTGTGAACCTTGAGTGATTCCTTTCTGGGCATCAATCTCGCCCTGCTTAGACTCGATAGAGTTTACGTTCTTGGCATACGTGTCCGTCTCATCAGAGGCGACACCTAACGCCTGCGACAGCTGGGTGGCCATCGTAGAAGTCTTAGTTGATTGAATCGAGTTGTGTACCGTGATCGGCTGCGCTTCCACACTCAACGGCGTGGCGTTGATGTTGCCAAGCGGTGCGGTAGTGTTACCCTGTACTGCTAGTTCTGCATCGCGTGGCATGGGTCATCCTTAGTTGATTGTGGTTATCCGCCAGCGGCGTCACGTTGTGCTTTAATGGCGTCTTGATTGGCCGTGCTATTTGCATAGCTACCACCAATTTTTAGAGCGGCCCCTAAATAGTTGGGCTGTTCAATTCGACTTCCGGTTGCGGCAATATCTTGAAGATTGGAAGCTTGATTGTTCTTCGTGTTCTGCTCGATGGTGCCCCTGTCGTTGTTCGCCTGTGAGGCGATGTTCGACAAGTTGGCTTCGTAGCTCTGGCCCTTGATGCCAGCTTCGCCGCCAGATACTTCTGCTCTCGCTTGATCTAGACGAGCTTGCTGGGCACGGATACCCAGCGCCGAGGAACCCGCTGCACCGATTTGATCGGCGCGTGCTTGGCCCTGCTTAGTGAGTGCGTCGGACTGCTGCTTGGCGGATACAGCTGCTGCGGCGGTACTTGCAGCCGCAGAAGCGATTGCTAGATAGGCCATGGTAGATGCGGAAATCGGCTCGCACATGGTTATTTGTCTCTGCGAATGAAGTGGATAAAAGGTCTCTTCTCAACGCCATAGCGCACGAGGACCATATTGATCTCGAATCCTAACCACTGCATCCAGGAGACAGACGTAACATTACGAAAGTCTACGAACTGAGTGAGGATCGGAAAGTGTTCGTGCATGCGCTGCACGTAGCGACGAGTCTGCCGAAGGGTTTCCTTGGGAATCGTATAGATGTAATCAGTGGCCAACATCCAGGGCAGGCCCACCGTTGGGTACTCTGAAGGAGCCACACCGAATAAGACCGCAGGATTTCCTGCGGAGTCAAGAGCACACCATCGTTCGATGGATACATCCAGGGAAGCAGAGAGAGCGTCGACTGCGTTATACCAGCCGACTGCTCTCATCTCATCCTGGTCAGCCTGGCGGAGATTCGCTGCAAGATACGGGACATCATCTAATGTTGCCGTGCGTATCGTGTGCATTGAAGTCTCCTAGCCGGGCATGGTGGTTGCTCGATTCCAATACAGCCCTTCAAACTCTGCGCTTACGAAGCGAGCCTGAACGAAACTGTTGTTCTGAAGTGTTATCAAAGTGGTACGTGAGTCGCCCATAATCACGAATGAATATGCGCCACTAGCAAAGATAGGTGTGCCGCTCATTAAAGCTGCCGTCCCTATTGTCTTTGCATCGAATGTCGACAAGTTGCCCGGTGACAATGCTTCCACGGATTGATCACCCGTCGCCCCAATACCGTAGGTGTCTACGTTGGTCTGAAAGTACGCACTGTTAGCATAGTAGACCGTGCATGTCCGTAGCTGGAAGCGGCCCGTCTCTATCGATACGCCATCTCTGTCGATCTGGAATACCTGTGAGAATGTACGCTTCTGGTTATAGACTTCACCCACATAGCACGCACCTGCTGCTGCGTTGCCTGGGACAGTCACGACGGTGTTGCCACCCGTGAACGTATAGGTCGCAGGGTCTATCAATGCACCACTGAGTGCACCGAATGCCCCACCTCGAACAATATTCAGGTTCGTAGAGTTGGCCGGGTACGGCAGCGTGAATGCTGTCGAGTTCGGGCCAGCCGAGTAGACACCCGTGAGTACCACACGACGATCCAGAAGTGGATCGAATGTGAGGTCCGTAGGTTGCGCGAGTGGCATTAGGTCGACGTACCCGAGGGCTACGTTCGTCCCACGTTGACTCAGGATGTAGAGTCGCGAGGAAATGACATCGATGTTCAGGATGGTATCACCCGGATCAAACTTCCAGACGTTCCAAGCCGATTGAACCTTCTTGCCTTGAACCCAAGTTACCTTGTAGCAATAGATGTTCGACTGAGCGCCCGTAGTCAGAATGAATAGCATGTCACGTTCAGTAGACGAAGCCATCTTTATGACACCCTTCGGTATGTACCGGGGAGTGTGCTGGGTGATGTCCTCAGCCGTATTCACGATCACATTGTCTCTGACAAAGTAATTCCAGATGGTGGCGTAGTTGCCTTTCTCACTGGTAAAGAACACGTCTGATCCTATGCCTACCGGCTTAGCGACCTTGCTCATCTCATACTTTGTGACGATGTCCAGAGAGCACGTAGTTGGAGTCAGTGTCTGAACCACGTTCAGTTGGAACTGTGCCTGGTCCGAGAACAACATTAGGTTGCTATAGAATGGCACGGCAAAGTTCAGCAGGTTGACAGATGTTCCACTCGCGGCCAAGTCCACCATCTCACTGGGGAGAAGGTTAAGAACAGTCAGGCGGTAGAAGTTACCGAAGTCTCCGCTTGCAGAGAAGACCACATTCTCATCTGCCGTCACACCAAGTCGGTTACGGTAGAAGAAGATGTCGCGAATCTTGCGGCCCACGAACGATGGATTAGGATTGAGTGTGGCATCTCCAACCACACGCTGCTTCCATGAGAAGGGCGTGAAGGTGAATGAGGTTCCATTGGAATCTCGAATGAGTGCCCACGGCATCGTGGTGGCATCAAACATGTTCACAAGACCTGGCTTAACAGTTTCATTCCAAGTGGAACCGTGGCGAACTATATAGTAGCCGCCGAAGCCGTTGTCGGTGGAAGACCCTAGCACGTGATATAGATCACCCTCTGCTGGGGTTCCAGATACACCGGCCTGCCCAGGAAGGTTGGCGAAGGTTTGAACGTCGCCTTTGTAGGTTTCACCAGATACACTTGGTTTGTATTGATTGTAGCGACTGTTCACGCCATTGTAGTCGCCTCGGTTCATCCATGCGTGATCCGTAGGTCGAGCAGTCTGTTCAGCTGCCAGGGCATCCATAGCGACAGTTATCGTCTTGTTCACGATAAACGTATAGTCAGCCACGGTGACACAATGGAAGTCAGCCGAAGGAGCACTGCTGGTCAGGTATGTGACACCATGGGGGACATTCACGGTTCGGCTTGAGCCGTCTACGTGGTTCACCTTGATGGCACCGTTGGTGATAACGACTTGGTACTGCTCGTTGCTATCTCGATTGATCGAGTGCACGTAGGCACCATTGAGAGCAGTGCTGCTAATGACCGCTATCTGTTGTAGAGGCGGTCGCTTGGCGACACCGTCCACGACATTGGCGTAGCAGTTCTCTTCTATCTCAGCTTGTGAAGTGAGGCGAAGCGGTGTGGGTTGCTGGGAGACACCGCTATAGAGAGCCGGTATTTGCCGCTTAATCAGTGGCATGTGACCTCCTAGTAGGCTCGGTTGTAGATTCTGTTGACACCTGAAGATGAGAAGAACAGGTTGTTGCGGGAGTTCCGCAGATGCTCGCGCTTCATGGCGGCAAGGGCTTCAAGCTCTTCGTCACCGTTTGACTTGTACATTGTCTCTGCCCCTATGACCTTCGCTTGGAAGATGCGGCAGGCTCGAACGCCAATGTAGTTGCGTGCCTCTTGGGGCAGCGTGTTGTAGTCATACATCCAGATGATGTCGACGTAGAGAGTTGGATCGTTCGGGTAGGTGAACGAATGGTTATCCATGTCGTATAGAAAGCCACCCTGAATGCCACCGTTGCGGGTCTGATCAAAGAAGCGAACGCTAAGAGCGTTGGCGGGAATTGGATACTTCGTGTTGACGTCTTGCGTCATCAAGTAGTGTTGCTCTCGGTTGAACCACCAGCCACGCGACTGCACTTGACGGCTTACGAAGCCAAGGGTGTAGACAGCGATGGCGAGGTCGCGGATGCCGGGAGTTGTGATTGAGCTAACAGGAGCTTGACCAATCGACATCATGCACTCGTTGATTGCATCGAGGTCGGTCTGTGCCCCGAGGGTGACTGCTGGTAATGTCATTGGTAAAGCACCTTGTGTGTAAGAAAAAAAGCCTCCCACCCATATGGATGGATGAGAGGCTTGTATATCAAAGAAACAATTACGCGATGGCTAATTCAACTGCGCACTTGGTGCGTAGTGCATCATGGCCAATGGCGTACTTGCCTACTAGCAACGTGCCTTGGCGGCGAGCGTCCCAGGTGGACTCCATGCTCAAGCCAAGTAACTGTACAGTGGCAGCGGCTTCTTCCGTGAACACAACAGAGCGGGTGTTCGTCAAGTCAAGGCGATACTTCGCATTGATTGAGGTTAACGCAGACTCGTTGTTTCCGAAGGTAGGAGCATTCGTCTTGATGATGTTTACATCGCCAATCTGAGTGACCTTGTTCTGTTGAACAGTGCCTTCCGGTGTATAGAAGCGGTTGATGTTCTTGTCGGCCTGGGCAATCAGATACCACTGGGCGGGCAGGAACGCGGCATACGTCGGCATCGTGTCAACGTCGACATCTTTCGAGTCAAGCGTTTGGCGGGCCAAGTTGATACCGTCTATGATCGTTTGACCAGTCGTGCCATACGCGGCATTGACTAAGGTCGTACCGCCCATGTCACCGGCAAATAGGGCTGCACCCTTTGCGGATTTCACGAGACAGCGGATCACGTTGCGATCCCAGTAGAGGGCCAATGCGCGACCCATCTCTGCGCTGTACGGTCCACGTACATCGTAGTGATTCATCGCTTCGTCGATCAACGCAACGAACACGTTGGCGATCAACAGGTCGTCAATGGTAACAACGACTTCGTTATGCGCGACAGGCGTGCCAACGATTTCAGTACCAGGAACGTGGTAGCTCGGCTGCACTTTGAAAGTTGCAGGGAACTGGGCCGACTTGCCGCTCGCGATGGTGCGAGTACGGACTTTGTCTTTCAACTTCGCGGCAGTTTCGAATGCAGTAAGCACTTCGCCCGAGAAGACTTTGAGGAATAGCGCTTGAGCGCCGCCAGCTAGATTGGCTTGACCCAAT